AATGTGATCAACATAAAGGGCGGGCTGGTCCTTCGGAACACGCACCACCAGCTTCACCGTTCCTACCTCTGCGGAGGCGGTTTGGAATTGGGCACTGTTATTCTGCTTGATGCTCGTAGAAGAAAACGCATTCTCTTTGTAAACACGCCCCTCAAAACCTTTCAAGTCAGCCTCAGTAAGCCCTCCGAAGTCCGGGGAGGAGGTAACCTTAGAAGAGTCCACTCCCAAATCCTTCCAGAACCACTTACCCGCCAAGTTACGGAAGACCACCGTATCATGGCCAAGAGTGGACTTGGCTAGGGCGCTATCCAGACCCTTAATCTTCTTGAAAACGGCAGAATCATCTATATCGGGGACCGCTCCCGACTTCAAAGCGTCTGCGGCTGCTCCAAGTGACTTGTTGATTTTCTTATAGCCAGACCCCGTATAACTCTCAATGGCGCTTGTTTCCCCATCTGATAGACCCTTAGTAAGGGTTTTGGCGTGATCCAGAAAATCTGCGTAGGAGATTGTTTTACCTGTAGAGTTTCCTCCCAACTCAACTAGGCGGAAGTTTCCATCAGCAGGGTTACTTCCTGTAGCTGCCGAAGACCCATGCTTCGCAGCAGCACTATCCAAAGCTTTCTTTACAGTCTCCCACTGCTTCACCCCCTCTTGCTCTGCGGCGGCAAGTTCAGCTTTCGAGAGATGTGCAAGTCCCGCCGTCTTTGCTGACAGCAACGCGGCAACAGCGGCGGCATGGTTAGAGGTATTCGTCCCCTCGTAACTCGCAGAAGCTAGCTTTAATGAAGCTGACTTTATCGCGGCAATGGCCTCATTTTTCTGTGCCGCCTTAAGGTCCTTAGCCCAAGTTTCTGCCGAGGAGATGGTATCCATAATCTCATGATTGGGGACCCCTGCTTTCAGCGCAGCTTGGTAAAGCTCCCCCAGTGATTTGGCCGTACCCGACCCATGTAGGGCATGGTCTTTGTGTGCTGTGAAGACACCGGCAAGAATGTCCTTCTTAACCTTTGCTAACTCCTCAGTGACCTTAAGTTTCAGGTCATAAGCCATTTTAGAAAGCTTGTCAGCATCTGCCCACCCCTTCTGGCTCATCTCAGCCTTTACCTGCGCCCACTCATGATGGGCCGCAGCCGTGTCGGGGTGGGATTGTCCTAGCGTTGCTTGGAGGCGGTAATAATGGGTCCCCAACTTGTCATACATCTTCAGGCCCCCGTCCTCGGTAGCAGACCCTTGATACTTGGGAACCTCGGTGCTTGCGCTATGGGTTCCCACAGGGGCGGGGGTGAGGATGCCGGCAAGCTCGGCGGTCTTCTGGGCGAGGGCGTCTTCCTTGGCCTTCTTGTAAGCGGCCTCAGCGTCCTTGTGCATGGAGGCAACCATGGCGGGAGATGCCCCAAACTTGTAGGCTTGCATGTCGTAGGAGAGATCGACCTTCATCAACTTCTTGACCTCGGCACTATCGACCCCATGCTTATCTATGGCCTCCTGCAACTTGGCGTAATGAACCGGATACTCCTTGTCCATCATCGTGGAGAGTTTCTTGCCTGCCGCAGCAGAATTCGCGGCCCAGTGTGCCATGGCCTTTTTCTGCTCCTCAGTTAACTGGATTCCCACTTCTGCCATGGTCGAGTCAAGATGGCCGTGCTGCTTCCAGTCATAAGCTAAGGCGATGTCTGGAACACCGTGCGCCTTGGCCTTCAAGTTATTTGCCAAAGCCTGAGCCTTCAAGAAGCTAACTGAGGACGGGCTGGCTGACCCACTTGTGAAGTACATCAAATCATTCAAGGCGGAAGCGAATCCTGTGCCAAGCCCTAGCCTGTACTGGGCCTTCTCCTTAGACGTGAATTGCCCTCCCTTCGGGGACCCTGCTGGCTCATGGTACGGGTTAGCCTTGAGGATCGTAGCGAACCCCTTACGAACCGGCTGCACAGTAGGTAGCTTGGGCTGTGGGCCACTCTTTATCAACCGAGCTACCTCTTTCACTACCCCCGACAATGGGGGGTCGATGTTGATGTGCAGCGCAAGCTTGTCCATAGCCTCTTCTTTCTTTGCCCACTTCTTCAAGTGCGTCGCTTGTCGTCCAGCTAAGTGCACAATGTTTTCCGCCAAAGCCTCCATTTGTTTGGGCAAAGTCCCTTTCACATAGGAAGGGTGGGAGACTTGCGCGAACAGTTCCGCATGAAATTCATGGAGGTTCCTAAGAGCGTAGGCACTTACATTCTTCGCAATCCACTTCCGTGTACTATCCTCCCTCGCCGCACGGGTCTTCTCCTCGGCGGCCTTCCATGCAGAATCTTGTAGCACAGACATCTTTTTCGGGGCCCACGCTTGAGCAAGGCGAGCCAAGACATGACCAAACTCATGGCGGAAGGTCCCCGCCGCCACAGCCGTTCTGTCAAGGGCCATACGATCCGCAGCATTAACTGACCACCTCGGCATACCGGATTTTTGAAGCCTGTCTTCTACCTCAGCCGCATTCAAGAGTTCATCATCTGAAAAGTCCGAAAGGGACACCACACTGGTAACAGAAAGATCATTCGGAGCGTAGGTACAGTTACCATGGCACCCGCCTTTTGGCCTGACCCGAGATAGCTCCACGTCCACGTCCGCAAGAACTGGGTACTTGGCGAGTATCTCCTTCGTCACCGAACTGGCGACACCCTGAATAAACTCCAAGTTTTCAGGGGTATGGGGCTCCGACTTGAATTCGGGTTTCCAATCGGCTGGGGCCAGCTTCAGTTCTTTATGGGAGGCCGATGCCGCTGTATCCTTGGACGCAAATCTTCCCTTCGCGTCATGGTAGGGGTTTGCTTTGAGGATTTTCGCAAACTCCTTCTTGACCTTTTCCCCAGAAGCCACAAGACGCCCCTTGAATCCATGGTCGGCTTCGTTGGTGACCAGCGTCCAGCTATCAACATTCTTCGCCATACGATCAAAATTCCGCTCGTTATTGACATTAGCCTCCACCACTGCTGGAGGCACCAACCGCGATCTAGGAAACTTGCGCGCTTCCTTGGTAATCGGGTTCAGGATAAGAGTCTCTCTGTTCCACCTAGAAACAGCCCCCTTCAAGGCTGCCTCCGGGGTCCGGTGCATGAAGTGAGCCTCTGTCCTGTACCCAGCCTTCTTCGCCTTGTATATCATGTCCCCGTGGTAGGTTTTCATGGTTATGTCCAGCACCACGTTCAACCCTAGCTTCATGGCCGCAGACTTGATGCGGTCGGCAACATGAACGGCCTCAGCATGAGTCAATGCTGCCAACTGAGGGTCATACTCTGGAAGAAGCTCCCGAATTGCGTCGGGATCAATTACAACCGCCTTCTTCTTGGAGTACACGGAAAACTCTCCGGGTCGTTCCCCTGAGGCGTCAAAATTGCTCTTTCCTGAACCCCCTCGTCCCCCCAGAACAGTAAAGGTGGGTGGGGTCCCCGGTGCTGGCTTGGCAAATTTCCGATCCCCCAGATAGTGGTCAATGATGGCTCGGTGCAGCTTTCGGCGGGACGGGGAATACCCTCCAGTGCCATCCCCATTCTTGGTGTGAAGGTGCGCTGTCTCGTAGCCTCCTTGCTCAAGCATCGCTGACACACGCTCAATTGCCGCATGGTACTCCTCCATGCGTGACAGATCGTTCCCCAAGGCTGAGGCCACTACATCGTCTACCTTGTAGTCACGGGTGTTCTTTTCCGAGGCTAGGCTTGTAGCTGCCCCTCCCCCTGTGGTCCACCTACCCCGCTTATCCCGACGCTGATTGACATCGAACTTCAAGATGGCCGCAAACGCCACTGGCTGGACAGGGGATGACAACTTGAGAATAGACGCAAACATCAGGCCCCCAATAGTTTCTTGAGTTGGTCCGGGGAAAAGCCAAGCGCAGCCCCTCTTTTCAGGGCCCCTTCCATAGCCTTGGTTTTTGGCAATTTCACCGTGGAAAGGACGGGGAGATGCACCGGGGAGTCTCTCCGGCCTTCAGGGGCGGTAACGAATACTGGTCCCTTCATCATGATGCCCCAAGGTACGTTAGGAAGCGTGTCACCGCCTCCTCATCAGACAAAGACAAAAGCCCTTCCCACAAGGTCCCCGATAGAGCGGCCTCTCCAAAAGCCCGACCACCAGCGACAGGCAAAGACAGATCGGACAGAAAGAACACAGAGGCTGGGTCTGCTGACGCCATTATAGCCTTAAATGCCTGCATGAGGTCTGGGTCCAATCTGGAAAGTGACCCCGACTTCTTAAGCCCTTTAACTACATCCCTCTTTAGTGACTCCCACTGGGACAAAGTTGATGGGCGAAATCCGTACTTGGCCCAAGCGTACCCCCCTACCTCCATGTTGGCCGTCAGAGCAATGTGCTTCACGCCCAAATCGGATGCAAGATTATACACCCGCTGCATATACTTCTTGAACAGCTTGTCCGGGTTATCCCCGGGGGCCATGGTCATGTAATCTAGGCCAAAAGAATCGGCAGTAAGAATTACGGACTGAGAAACCGGGGATGATGAACCAAACAATGGGGCCGTAATCTTGACCCCAGCCCCACTAGCTGTCGCGCTAAGGGATTGGATGCCCGAGACTTTGGCCGGAGAATCTGCCAATACCAACCCACTCATAAACTCGTCGGCAGACTGCCCACGGAGGCGTGCAATCAATTCTGCGGGTGGGAGTGAGACGTGGGTATTCCAGTTCTTTACCCAAGCCCCCTCTTGGGGTACTCCCAACGCGGCGAAATCAGCCTGGGTTGCGGTATAGCGATCAGATGACTGCGGGCTACCAGAATCAAGCTGGGCAAGCGTTGGAACAGTCCCCACCCTCCCAAGAAGACCACGGCAACGTGGGTGGAATGGTGGAACATGCCATCCTGCGGCAACCAATTCAGAAGTCCCCATGGAAGACAGTTTCGCAACTTCATCCTTGGACTGCTTTGGCCATGGGGCCAACTGCTTCAAATCTGCGGGATCAGTTACCCGGGTGGTAACGTTCAAGGTAGCCCGAGCATCAGAAACGCGGAACTTCTTACCGTGCATTGCCCTACATACTGGGCACGTTCTGCTATCCAATTGCTCGTTGATCTGGTACTCCTCCAACCCAAGAACGTCTGCCTCTGCCGTAAACCCGTAGGCAGAAACTCGTGACGTATGCAGGGAGGCGGCGATGTTGAAGAACTCCTTACCGCTAGCATCCATGAACGAGGCAAAGTCATGGAGGATACGGTTCTGGGCTGGCTCGGCCTTGGCAACTTGGCTAGATTGCAGTGCAATTAACTGCAAAGCCGCCTTCCGCAAGTAGTCTTCAGCATTCAGAGTGAGTGTCTGCTGTAGCGTCTGAACCATTTGAAAGGCGACATCCTTCTCGTGCCCCAGTCCTACGACGGAAGTCCCCGGCTTCCGGGTCACCCTGCTTGCCCCAAAGAGCATGGACAGATGGGTAACATAGATCAGGTAGGGAACATGGGGGGCAAGAAACCCAGTGAGGCTCAACCCTTCAGCAAGCCCTCTGGCACCGTCCAAATCCCCCGAATCAACCTTCTCCTGAATGCGGGTGTACAAACCACTTGTGGCATCCCGCAGGGCCTTTGCCAGTCGTGCCGAAAGAGAAGCCTCAAGAGCCTTAAAGCTCTCTAGCCGGATCATGCTACCGCTCCACTAGGGGTTGGCAGCACGCGCAAAGCTCTGCTAGACCCGGGAGGTCTAAACCAGATGCCTTGAGGCTATGGGCAGCCACGAAGGTATGAAAGTCCTGAGCCTCAGCGGGACTAAGGTCGGCAACAGCTTTGAAAATGCGGTCCTTTGCCGTCTCTGAGTACAGGGACTGTGCTTCCTCCCCATCAACCCCCACAACGGCAATCCACTCCAAGGCAAGGGCCGACAACCTGTCTTGCTCCTCCTTCTTCACCGGACGGGTGACGGGGATCGCTGCTGGAACTGCCCCCACAGCATTGGGGTCACCTGACGTAGTGGGATTACCATCAGGGGATGTAGCGGGGGAAGAAGTGACCGGGGGAGGTTCAGGGGCCGGGGGCTCCGTGTACTCCATAGACAGTCCAGTAACCTCGTTCAGCTTCGTCACTGACTCTTGTCCCGAGATGATCTTGTTCGACATGGCCAACTCCAGTGCCTTCAACTGGTTGGCGATGTCAGTCAGAGTTAGGGGCAGCGACCGGAAACGGTACCGCTTGGCTCCAAGGGCCTTGACGACAGTATGGTTGATCCTTGCATCGAACTCTTGCCGTTCAGGGGCAAAGACCTGTGCTTCTGCCACCATGTAGGCAGTATATGCAGTGGCAAAATTGTAATCTGCCGCCTTCCCAATAAATATCGCCGGGATACGGAATGCCATCCTGACGTGCTCGGCTGAGTCCTTGTCATAGCTCTGGAACATGGAATCCTGTTGCCGCTCTGCCCCAAACCGCTCCACACGTACCCTCACGCTGCCCGCAGAATCAATGGTCCCCGAGGTAGAGATCGCCTCCACAATTGCCGCTCTCGACTTTCCACCTTGACCAGTCAAGTGCCGCTTGAGGTCTTCCCTCAGACGCTCCCCAAGGGTCCCGCCCTCGATAATGACTAGCACCGGGGGGATGCCGCCACCATCAAAGAACTCAAGGTTATGTTCCTCAGCCTTGCGCGACCCAAGAACCGCAGGTAGCTGATTGATCCAGCGAGGGCCACCATACGGTGTCTTGGCTTCCTTGTTCCCGGTGAAGTGGATTACTTCACTAGCCCTCTTCTCCATAGGAAGTCTCGCCCCCGGCTTGGCCCACAAGCCAGTATCCCTGTCCAGATCACGAGAGGCACCGAACTCCTTGAAGAAAACCTTGGTTCCATTGACGTTCTGAACGAACCTCCGCTCGCGGGAACGAAGCTGAACCTTGAGGTCTTTCCCTCCTCGGACAAGTTCCTTGGTGACAAGCACTGGGTCATCCAGACGCACAAGGCGCATATTTTCCGCATCGAGGCTGTTCAGTAGGACAACCGTATCATCTACACCCCGGATAACCTCCATGTACCCGTTTCCTGTTGATTCAAGGTCTCGGCGCACAGCCCGACGAATTTCCACCATGGACTTGCCCGGGTAGGGCTCCCGGAAGAAGTCCTCCAACATACTCTTCTCCGGGTCATCTTTTGGCTCAGACTCTTGCTCATCGGTAAGGTCGATAGAGTGCCCTGTGCCATCAATATTGACCTCCATGGCCTCAATGCACTGGAGAAGGGTATTGTTCTGGGTCACCAATGCCCACAAAACCCCCGGCTTGAATACCGGCTCAAGAATTGCTACTGGCGCTGCCGAACTACTCGGCCCACCTTGGCCAGTCCAGTAGGAGCCGGCGAAGTTGTCTGCCGGAAAAGAGTCTGTACCGTTGGTAATCAGGGCCGCAGTATCCGCCTTGCGAACTGCTGCGATGGAATAAACTTCCCCCTCCTCAATAGCAGGGACATCATTGGTGTCGGACATAGGGGTTCCTCTGGCTGGCAGTACAAATGGGCTATAGAGCCCCATTGTACTTCAAAGAAGATAGTTATGCTGCCTTCAGCTTCTGCAACGACGCGAGGCTGATTACCCCCTCATCATCTGGGGCACCAACCTTCGCGTCAGTCGTAAATTTCAAGGGGGAGTCCCATCCAAAGTCCTCCTTAAGGGGAAGGTTCTCCATTACCTCCTTGAGCCTGACCGCCCACTCTACAGCCCTATCTATCGGAACACGGAGACTCAACGAATCATGGGTCATCAGGAACATTTCGATGTCCTCATCACCATATCTTCTGTCGATATGCACCATGGCCAACTGCATAAGGTCAGATAGCGTCGATTGGATCGGGGAGTTGATAGCCTGCCTCTCTGCCTTTGAACGGGCTTCTCGGTCAGAGGAATTGATCAACGGCAAATGCCTGTCCCGACCCAACGGGCTAGTGACCTGCAAGTGCCTTCTGGCGTATGCCTTTGACTCTTCGTGCCACAACAGAAGGCGGGGGTAAAGCTCAAAGAAGGCTTGCCGATGGGTAAATGCCTGCTCCTCCGTCATGGACACCCCGAAGGAATACCAAGCATAATCCCGGAACCCAAGGTGCTGCATCCCGTAAAGAAGACCAAAGTTCCCTGCCTTTCCACCCGCCCTCAACTCGTCCCTAACGTCATCTGGCAACAGCATGAACTCATCCATAGAGTAGCCATTCAACCGTGAGGCCGTAATGCTATGGAGGTCCATCCCGTTCAGGTAGGCTGAAAGCATTACCTCCTCTTTGGCAACCACCGCACAAATCTTAAGCTCCCCCTGCGAGTAGTCCAAGTGCAGGATCGTGTATCCGGGAGGTGCTGGGAATGCTCGTCGCAGCCGCTTGGCCCACTTGGTATGCTCAGGGATGGTTTGAACTGCTGGGTCTTTCGCGCTAGTCCTCCCAGTGACCGTTCCAGCATCGTCTTTGGCGCTGTCCCCCCCGTAGGTACCCCGATGAAGCATAAAGCTTGGATGGAACTTACCATCCGGCCTAAGATGCTTAAGGAATCCCACCACAAACGTTGAAAGCGTCTTTTCTGCACTCCCGAGGGCTGAGTACAGGGACACAAACTCCTTGGCCACCGGATGCTCGGAGAATGACATCAGATGGTCCGTAGCAATGCTGGGCTCTTTGGCAACCGCTGTCCACATGACCGGCTTTAGACCCAACCCTGCCTTGGTAAAGAGGAAGTCGCGCAGTAACGCAGGACGGGTAATCGAAAGGTTGTCCTCGTACTTCTTTTTGATCGAGGACGGAATCAAGTCAAGAATCTGGGTCTTTATGCCGGAGATTTCTTCTTCAAGGTCCCCTTGCAACTTTTGGTAGTACGGAACATCAACGTAAATTCCGTTCCGCTCCATCTTCTCGAAAACTTTTGCGGCGGGTTGTACAAGCTTGGTGTACAGGTTGGCCAAGCGGCGGTTTTTCAGGACCTCTGACCGAAACACCTTAGACACCCGCAACGTGGCATCAGTGTCCCCCCCGTTGTAGGACACGATCTTCGGGATTGGGACAAGCTCCATGTGAGCCATGTCCTCCTTTGTCATCTGGTCATCATAGCCCCCGAGAGGAGTGAATATCTTGGCATGTAGCTTCAGGTTGTTAGAGCGATTTTCGTCTAAAAGGCTCCCCACAAGGGTCGTATCGAATGTCTGGTTAGTGCAGTTAATGCCCCAATGGTAGTTAATCCACCGTGAATCATATTTGAAGTTGGCGCCGCGTAGGGCCACCTTTGGCGTCGTCAGCAACCAGTTTATTTGATACCACAAGTCGTTCCAGTAACCCCACTTGGACTCTGGGAGCCCCTCTGGGGGCTTACGTGGGGCCTCCCCGTCAGCAAAGTACAGCACCTTGGACACCCCCTCAGTAACCGTGAAGGAGCAGGAAACAATCCTAGCCCCGGGGCGGTACTCGTCCAATCCTGTAGTCTCTATATCACACGCTAGGGGAACAGCACTGCTGGTTATGGGATACTGGCGCTCCACTTCCTGCATTACCTCATGCAGGGACTCCACCAGACTGTAGTCTCCCAACAAGGGAGTAGTAGTCCCGGTATTGTGCAAACGAATAGCCAACTGCACATCCCACTGAATCTCAGGAAGTCGGGCATAGTCCTGCTCAGTTACCCCCGGGTCAAAGGTAAGAAGAATGCTGGCGCTATTGGCTAGAATCGGCTTCTCACGTAGGGACGTGATCGTTCTATTCTTCGGTACCAACTTGTGCCCTTGCAGACACGACAAGGCTTTGCCTCCACAAGCGAGTACAACATCCCCTGCATCGACATGGGGAAACTGCATGGTATCGGGCTCTACCCGATGTGGAATGCTGTACTGCTGCACAACTGACCCAATTACCTGCTTAATAAGGCCAACCTTAGCACTGCACCAGATGATTAACATGAATCCCTCAACGCACGAACCCCCACGGAATTCGCGGGGGTCTTGTTATGGTACCAACGGAAGTCTATCAGGTGGGGAGTCGCATCTCTTCCCACGAGTTGCCACGTCTCGTGAATGCCTTAACGATAGCATGGGACAGCGCCCTGTAAACCTCCAGCATACTGAACGTCTTACTGATGAACAAGGTAGGAGGGGTCTTGATCCCGTCCATCTCCAGCTTGTTCGCGTCGATCAAGTAGACCCCAAGAGCCCCGGTCTTGGGGTAGTGGGAGGCAAGTACCCATAAGTCCCCCATAACATGGACCAGAACCCCGCACTGCTCGTTCATGAAGACCTTCTCGGCGGTTAGGGTGAAGGGTAAGGTTCCCTCCCCAGACGTGGCCAACGCTGCCGCACGGCTTCCAAAGAGGCCAACCGATGGCTCTGGATCATAAGACAAAGGCATCTGGAGAATGTCCGAAAGCTTGATGAAGCTCATAACCATGTCCATGACTCTCCCTCCTCTGTCTTCGTCCGTACTGCCTTCCCGAGGAAAACCGCAAGATACGTCAGCCTAAACACATCACGCCCCTCTGGGTCAGGAACAGGGGTGGCTATAACCTGCGTGGGGCACAAAGACCCAAACAGGGCACCAAGCGGAACCCCTCTGCCAGCTACAGTAGTTATGCCCATGGCACCCCCGCCTTATTGAGAGACCCTACTTTACGCAGCTTGTCGAATCCCACGGCACCGATAATGGTCCCAATGACAGCGTTAGCCTTGAACACGTTAGTGTCGTCAAAGCACAAGCTAAAACTCATGTGGTTCTCTGTCTTCTTCTCGAACCCCACCCCCTCCAATTTCCCGGAGAAGACCTTCAAGTTACTCCCCTCGGCGCGAAACGTAATGCACTTTCCCTTGGCGATAACTCCGATGTTAAGACCATCCAGCAACGCCACCACATGATAAGTCGACTCGGATGACGTTCCAAAAACTGGCTGGTACAACTCTGTTGCGTCCCTCAGATGGACTGTACTCTTCATGCTGGTATCCTCCATGGAAAATTGATCGGCAGTCCAAAACCCTGCCGGGGGCGGCACAGGCACGTCGTTGGCCTCGGGCATCTTGATGCCTAATGGGGCAGTGTCCAGCTTCTGAGGTAGCGTTTCCTCAACAAAGGACAGCATGAAATCATGTGACTGTTCCTTTATGCTGTGAGAAACAGGCTCCTTTGCAGGGATACCAAGAACTTTCAAGGCGGTAAGAATCTCTTGCCTAATACAAGCCAGAGACGCGGGCCCAAGGTGATGATTCTTTGCCATGCTAATGGCTGAGGGCAAAATCTCGAAATAGCTGACACTCCCCAGAGCAGTCTGGAAGTAGTACGTCTTTGGTGGCTTATGCCACAAAGTTATTCCAAGATGGCTCGTCAGAATGACTTTGATAATGTCAGGAGGCAATGAAAACAACATGCAAATGTCCACAAGGGGCACTTGCATGTACTCCTGTTTGTACGCGACTGCCATTTAGAATCCCTCCGTAGACTATGGCTGTATTATACCCGATTTCGTTGAATTGTCAAATACAACATCTGGCCCCCATATTGATAGCGACTTCCCGGAGGGTACTGCGGCAGCGGCGGTCAAAGGTTCCGCCCTCTCCTTCCTGCCAAAAGGAGTGACGGCGGGAAAGGAGCGTCCTCCATGGGAGAATCCCACCCCCATCTTTGTTGCTGCTGCTGGCAGAATACCAAAGTGCCTCACCAAGAAGGAGACCTGAGCTTCTGACTCCACCGCCTTCTGGCAGTAGTGATGGCGCACGTACCCAATGGCGTCATTTTCTTCAATCATCACACGCACCAGAGCCGCAAGTACCGTCCCGGTACGTCCATGACCACCAACGCACCCGATATGCACCTTCTTCTTGTCAAGGAGCATACCGTGAAGCCATGTAATCAAGGACTTGAATTGATTCAGGTCGCTAGGGGCGTGCATGTCAGCTATGGGGAAATAGAACGACTCCCCGGGGACCCACGGATACGACATGGGACTCTTCTCCATGGAGTAATCGAACCCCACATAAACGTCGGCATCATGGATAATCGGAGACCCGCAGGACCCACCATAAATCACGCTGTCCCCAATTGGAAGAGGAGGGTGGGTCTCATAGCACCTCGGGTATTTCTTGCTGCTGTGACTGCGGCTGGAATAGGTCATGGCTTTGCCCTCACTGGACTAGGTACTTTTTTCACGCTAAACCCTAAATACGGGGTGAAGTATTCTTGGGAGCCCTTCACCGCCCCCACGGTATTGGCTGCCGTCTGGGGATCTACCCCACCTGCGGCTTTTAACTGCTCCGCCTTTTCCTTCGAGTACTTGTGCAATGACCCCAAAGATTCCACTAGGAACCAATCCACAGTACCATCGAACTCGTCCCCTATCACATCCCTGCACATCTTCCACCTCTCGTACAACGTATCTACGGCAGTCTGGGACTTCAAGGGTAGAGCGCGGGACCCAAGAAGCTGGGGAACCTGACCCGACCTCTGTACATCCAGCAACTTGTAGATCGTGCCCCCATATCCGGTATAGAGCATCCCCTTATTGAAGATCGGCCCATTGTTATGGCACAGGGTAAATGCTGTATCCATCATCATCTCAGCCGACAGGTTGCCATGAACAAACCCAGTCAAGGCATCAGCTACAGCACCCCATGCGATACCTCCGTACCCACCGCTATAGCTCCCAGTGTAGAAGATGTCCCTGAGAAAATTTGTCCACGCCCCAAGGCTTGTCTCTGGTGGGCTGGTCCGAAGACGTGTGGCTGCTGTGTCAGACCCGAGACCCTTCAACGAGGCATGAAACTTGGACACACTGGTGCCATACTGCTTCGCCAAGGGAGCTAACTTACTGGAAGTCTGCGAGCTTTTATCATGCCGGGATTCCCGAGTGCAAATCAGCAACAGGTAGTAAAACATCCGGGCAGAGTTAATCGCCAGACGGTCGAAATACAGATCAACCAGTGGCGCGTAAGCCCCCAAGGGGGACAATGGATGCACCCTGCGACGGATAATCGACACGGCATGATTCAGAAGGTAGAACTCAGCCCCGGCAAACTCGGGACTTTCAAGCTTGGGCTCATTATCCTTGGCCCCTGCCGCCAACTCCCCCATAAAAACGTTCATAGCCTCTATGACCCCGGGCAGTGGGAGAGAGGAGACATCCCGGGACAAAACCCCGGGCCTGTACCCCAGATGAAAGGCTAACGTGTCTGTGTTCAGCGACTTCTGCATAGCACCCTCCGTGGATATGACTTGATTATACCGTATTCCTACAGATTGTCAAATTATTTCCATGGCCCCCCAGACAGCCACCACATTGCGTACTGCCACAGGGTTGGCATCTCTACCCGTACTTCCGGCTCGGGTCCTTTGAGCAAAGACTCAACATGCGCGATGACAACAGAGGTATCGAAATTGACGACATACGACTGTTGCTCTTTGGTCTCGATAGCATGGGAGAGGTAGTGTTCCCGTACCCACAGAACAGGGTCCCCAATCTTTTCCTCGGTGACGATACCCTTACGGCCACAGTCAATCATCACCTTGGCCATGCACCCCATGAAGAGGCCAGTCCTGCCAATACCCCCCATGCACCCGACGTACACATCATAGCCGGCAGACATGGCATTGATGGACTTGATGATCCCGTTCTGCATGTCCTGCACCAACGGAACAGAAAAGTCCTCCGTGTCCACGACAATCTCACAGGGATGACAAATTTCCGCCGCCATCTTTACCCCCACCAAGCGGCGGGTCCCGGGGACATACTTGCGAAACGGCCCCCCGAAAACAATCCCATGGATGTTGCCGAGAGTTACTGGAATCCCTTTGGTCAAAGGTGTAGTCATTTCTTTCTCCATCAAAAAAGCACAGCACGATTAAAAACGTTCTACTCCAGATTACCACGTATGACTATGAGTTCTGGGGCATCAATTGCGATCCGTATTTCTTTTGGCAGCCCTCTCTGAGTGTACGATGCCACGAGAGAAACACCCGGATACAAGGATACCCACGACGCGGAATCAATACTGAATTCCTTTCCCCCTGAACTGACGATGCAGGTCCCCTTATCCCCGATGGAAGAAAGCCTGACATGATGCTTCCCTACATAGAATCCTTGCCCCGGGGCAAGCGTTAAAACGAGTGCCATTATGCTACCCCCTCACGAAAGCTGTCATACCAATAAACAGGGCGACTGTAGTTAGCAGACAGATTGACCCCGGTGACTTCTCCTACCATCTTGCAAAGCTTGTCATACGTCTCCTGATCCCCGAATACAGTCGAAAGAACGCTCGGAGACACCCGCACAGGCCCCGCTGCGCTGAACAGATCAGATACCGTAGAGACGGCCCCGATGATACGCACCCCCGCCTTCTTGAGCGATTCTGGCAGAGTGAACCCCGCCCCCTCGGGGGCTATGAGAATTACCCGGGCCTTAGTCATGGCATCCCACTTCGCTATCGCAGCCAACTTCTTGCTGAGGGTATGAGGCGGCTCTTTCCCCCCGAACATGGAAATGAAGAGGGAATCAACCGGGGGCAAAAGCGTAGTCATTGGGGACAAATCAACAACGATACTAACGCCTGACACCTTTGCCAGCGCAGACCCAAGCTTTTCCAGCCCATCAAGACCGTTGCTCTCGAACACAGCAGTGTCAACATAGAGGGCAGGGGTTGCTACATCGAGAACGAGGTCCGCCATCTCCTGCTCCCCCATATCGCTAGAAACATCGAGCCTCTCCACGGCACCACTCATAGCCAACTGCCACTTCGCCATGGTGCGTGCCTCCGATGTTGCTCCCGCCGGAAGGATAGGAACATCAATACCAAACCACACGTTGCCAGTGGCCCCGTCAATGGTCACCTTATCCCCTTCCTTGAAAGTAAGATTTCCGACCTGCACCAACTTCGTGAAGCTCTGCTTAAACGTCAACGCAGTTGCCCCTACAACGCAGGTCTTATTCATGCCCCGGGCCACCACCGCTGCGTGAGAAGTCAAACCCCCTGTAGCTGTCAAGATACCTACTGAGGCATTCATCCCGGCGATGTCATTAGGGTTTGTCTCGTTCGTGACGAGGACACACGGGCTAGTGCAATTAACTGCTGCCGGTGACGAAAGGACTATCACCCCTGACACAATTCCACCCCCAGCAGCTATGCCAGTAAGATGGGGAGGAGTGGAGAACGACGTATCCACCTCAGACTGCATCGAGGCCAAAAGCATGGAATGATTGACCCGAGACAACGCTTCCTGACGAGAAATCACCCCCTCCTCCGCAAGATCGTGGGCGATCTTGAATGCGGCCTTGGCGGACCTTTTCCCATTTCTGGTTTGCAGGATGTAGAGATCACCACTCTGCACCGTAAACTCAACGTCCTGCATGTCTTTATAGTGCAGTTCCAACTTTTCCAACAACCCAAGCAACTTGGCCGTAACTGCCGGATTCCAGTTGAACATCTGCTCAATCGGGTCCGGGGTCCTGATACCGGCTACCACGTCCTCCCCCTGAGCATTCACCAGATACTCCCCGGTAGGGGAACTCTTCCCGGTGCTAGGGCAACGAGTGAAAACCACCCCTGTCGCCGACTGGTCGTTCAGGTTACCGAAAACCATGGACTGAACATTAACTGCCGTCCCCCATTCTTCGGGAATGCCGTTGATCTTCCTGTACTCAATGGCCCGGGGATTGTCCCACGAGCGGAACACGGAAATAACAGCCCCCCTCAGTTGATCCTCGAAAGTGTCTGGGAACTCATGACCATGGGCCCCCACCAACCCCAGATAGTTAACCACCAACTCGTCCAACGCCGAGGCCGAAAGCTCAACGTCCAAGGACACATTGTAGACGTACTTCAACCGCTGGAAAATCTTATCGAACTCCTCCATCGGGATGCCCAGAGCCACTGACCCATACATCTGGATCAACCGCCGATAGGAGTCAAGAGCGGTACGCTCCCCTAGCTTCTCCTTCCAGAACGGCAAGGTCTCCATAGTTATCCCGACATTCAGAATCGTATCCATCATCCCCGGCATGGAAACTCTGGACCCAGACCGGACGCTAACCAGCGGAGTATGCCCTGAACAATGTGTCAGGTATTCAGACCCCGCTGAAAGCTGCCCCCACAAGGAGGTTAAGAATGCAGACAGGTGCGGGGCTGAGTCACGGTACTTCTTGTAGTTGACTGAGGCTGTGCACGGAATCGTGAACCCTGACGGGACCGGGATACCAATGCCTGACATTTCAGCGAGGTTAGCTCCCTTCCCCCCGAGCAGGTTCTTCATCATGGCATTGCCATCAACAGCATTGCCAAACCGAAAAAGCTGAACGGGCTCTACCTTTGCCTTGATAACAATTGCCATTTTTCCCTCCGTGGAAAGCGTATGACTAAATTATACCCGAATTGCTACGATTGTCAAAGGATTATTCTGGGGGCCCAACCCACCATGTAAGAAACTCATCTACTGCGCTGGACAACTCCGGCAGGTTACCATCGTTCGTGATCCGGTAATCTTGGGGCAAAAACCTGATACCAGCCTCATAGAGGTCGTAATCCGACTCACCAGCCCATCCGGTTCTGGTCACATGAACCACTACCCCACCTGCGTCCCGAATCCAGTAAGCCTCCGACTCTAGGCGGACATCCGTAATGATCAGGGTAGAGAACCCCAGACGCTCCCGATCCTCCCACAGCCTTCGCACATGGTTGGTGAAGAGATCATCCCCAAAGCACCCTTTCAATGCCTCGGAAACGTTTCCAAGAAGTCTCCGGGGAGTAATCCCAAGGCCCGGGATTACCTTGTCTTTCGCCTCTCCTGAGTAGAAGAACACAAGCGGGACACCAGTGAGTTCTGACGTGACACGCTTAAGCATATCCGCAAAAGCTACTCTCCTCACCTCTGAAAACTTTAGCTTCCGTTGAATAAGGCGTCCCAAGGTATCCTTGCCACTGCGTTTCAGGCCATGAATCCCCACCAACTGCATGATTACTCTCCCTTCACCATCCGAGTTTCCCACCCAATGGGAACTTGGTACCCCAGAGGAAATACCCACAGGTGGTAATTGTTCCCCATATCCACCTTGCGGCTTTCTGCCGGATATACCTCTATGGCCTCAAACTCGGGGCCAACAATGATATTCTTGATGCGTTGCAACGCCCCCCAATCATGAATAGGGGCCTGATCAAGTCGGGTGATGGACAGGTGCAACATATTGGGCCACCGATCATCACGAGGGAAGAACGGACGGCTAACGGCTACCTGAAACGTCGAACTCACAAAAACGTCGTCCGATAGGGCTTGCAAAGAGCGGCGAATAGCCTCCTCCCATGTCCCCCCAAACTTATCGAGCATAACCTCCGGGCTAACGGAGTCTGGGTTGATCTGAACCCGCATGAAATCAAAATGATCACCCATGTCAGGAGCCCCACAGGGTATAGTCCGACTCCCCGGCAGGAGAAACGTCGGCTCTCGCCAAAGCATCAGAAACATCAAACCGAAGGTTCGGGTATCGCTTCTCCAACTTAGCGATGTTGCGATCCATGACCTCACCCGGGGAAATCCCGGCAGCGTGACAGACGCCTTCGACAGAGCCCCAATACCAGCCAAGCACATTGAGGATCAACGTATCATCCCGAGCCTTGCCAGTAAATCTGACCTTCTTGATGTGCTCGGCTAACGTACAGGCATGGTGCAGCATAAGTGAAGCGTTGCCCAAGAAAAGACTGGAACCTGCACTTCTCTCTGCGTCTCGCCCCGCAAGATCACAAATCTTCACGTTCAAGGCGTGGGCCAAACATGCGGCGTACCACATGCAGTCCCCTAACTCCAGAACCAGAGAATCCTCCGACTTGCGGCTACCAAGAAGAAGGGTTTTCACTTCGTTTGCTTCTCCGACCATGCCTAGAATGCAATGGAGGATTTGGTCCTCCTGACTCCCCGGCTTCATTGTCCGGTAGGCCATGGTCTGGTATTGTGTCATCTTCTCCTGCGCTGCCATAGTAACCCTCGTTGCAGTTAATTGCACAAAAAAGGGGGGCAGTGAGCCCCCCGGGTGAAAGTGATCAGGCCGACTTCGCCATGAGATTGGTCTCCACAGCCTCCTTCGCAGCGTTGGCCACCTCTGCCGTGAAGGAGTACCACACCACCTTGCCGTTGACCTTCAACTCGAAACGACGCTCGGTAGCCTTGCGGACGGAAACCTCGGTAACCGGCTGATCGCCGACTTGGGACACGATGTAATCCCACGACACCTTCCGCAAACCAGCCGGGGCTTTCGTCTTCGGGGCCTTGGTCTTGGGCTCCTCGACTTCCACGACCGTCAGGGTGGCCTTGCTCGTGACACCCTTGACCCGGGAGGTCACCCGGAACTTGCTGCCGACATCGGCGGACTCGATGGCCGACTTCGACACGTCAAAGCGAGGCTTTTCAACCCCGGCAGCGATAACCGGCAGAGCTTCGGCAAACGGGCCAGTGAAAACAGCAACGGACCCGACAGTAACTTGATAGGCTTTCATGATAGTCCTCCTGACTATGTACTTCAATAAATGGGCTTCCACGCTGATGTTTGGTTACCCGACAACTTAGATTCTACCCGAATCTATAAATTTGTCAAATGTTTTTTAACTACCAATGCTATTCATCAAACATCTTGCGTAGTTGAGTGGCTTGAGATTCCCTAGCCGCTGCAAACTCTTCCTCGTACACTTTGATCCAGCTTTTCGACCAAACTGCATTATAGAGGTTACACCACTCTGTCTTGTCGGCCATGGATTCTATATTTTTCCACGCTCTAAACCTTGCTACTTCCTTGGCTACCACCCTAGCCATGTCAGGAAATGCCGGCGAGAGCGCCATCACGACAAACGCGGAATCGCCGTCCACTTCTAGTTAGGACGCGTGAGGCTTTGTCCAAATTCCGACTCCGGGTCTATCCAGCAATACGTGCCGCGTTGATGACTCAATCCACGATACATCGGCAGCCTGTCTTCTCCGTGAAACATACATTTCGTATGAGCGCAGTTAGTACATCGCTGCCGCCCAACAGTTACGTCAACCAGACCTGCCGCAATAGGCGTTGTCATGGTGTCAATCTCCTTTCGTGTGCGGCAGGCTGGTTACGCCAGCGTTGGGCGGCACGGGCAGCGGCATCCATATCGCAGCGGCCATCTTCTGGTTGCTGTGCCAGAAAATCCCGCCAATCCATGCGCCATGCACCGTCTTGCCGTCACGGACAAAAAGCACCTCTTGAGCCTCCTGCGGCAGTTCTTCGACAACATCCCGCCAGCGCGGGGCGCGCTCCAGTGCGTCTGCCGCGTCGTACAGGTCGTGCATCCACTGGCGTTGTCCCTCGTCGGCGTTGGCAATGTATTCGTGCGCCTCAGCATGGGCACGCAGCCGCCCAACAAGTACGTCAACCGGACCTTGCGCCGGAATCGGTTCGGTGTTCATTTGTCGCCCTTTTATCGGTCACCGTCTTCTCGCAATCTCTGCGGCTATGTGGTCCATCATGTCCATGTCGGACTGTTTCCAGCCTTCGTCGGACACAAACCGGCCAATGACTTCGCTGGCAGATTCCAAAAGCTGTAGCAGTTTTTTGCGGTCGGCGCTAAGATTCATCAACTCCACGAACATTTCCTCTTCTCTGGTCACAGCACAACTCTTTGCTGATTGCATTGCCTCCCATGCCCTTTGTAGCCACTTGTTCTCGGCTTCAAGTTTTGCCGCCCTATTGAGCCGCTGCGCGATCCATTGTGCAGCTTCTGGACTATATGCACGGCAAATCGCATTATCAGTGGGTCCAGACCGTACCAGAAACTCCGCTTGCCGCTTGGCCTCGGATTTTGCTTCTTCGCTCCAAGTTCTGTATTGCGGCTGGTCTACAAAGCAGCCCTGCGTCCACGTCTCAATCTTGTCATTCATTGTCCACCCCTTCTCGTGTCGATAGTCTTGGTGCAGAGAGATTACAGCTTGGCCTTCAACTCGTCTAGCTCGGCACGGAGTTTGGCTTCGCGGTGTTCTGCCATTTCCAGCATCGAGTTGTTACCGGAAATGATGGACTCGTAGGTTTCCAGCTTGGCCTCAATCTGCTCGATTCTGCCTTTGGCTTCTTCTGACCCCTCCAAGCACAGGGTCAGAAGAAAATAAAGTCAGTCTTTGGATCAGGTCATCATTCATGTCAGTACCCCTTCAACCAGTCCAGAATGCCTTCGGAACAGGCAATAATCGCCCCGATGATGAACGCTCCCGAAATACCTCCGCACACGATGAATAGGATGACAAGGAGGGTTCCCGGCCAATAGCCTACCTCATAATGGATTGCTGTCACGAGTAACGGAATCAGAACGATTGTAAGCCACCTGTCGCAGATGCGGTTCCAACGTTGTGTAGTCATTTCAGCCCCCCTTGGTCATCTTGCGAACTTCATTGGTTATCTGCTCAAGTACGCACGACTGCTCCTCGCCCATGTCCTCTATTTCGTGCATCGACAGCGCTTGGCCGTACCGCATGCGCCTCCCGTCCTGCCGCCATTGCACGGCAATAGTCATACCTCCGTGCGGTCCGGCCAATAGCATAACTTCGCCGCCACCAGTGAGCACATCAATCTGATGCACCCACTCTGCCCATGTTTGCAAATACATTGCTTTGTCCTCCGTCATAACCATGCCGCCGAACCTGTCGTTCATTTCAGTCCAAGCACCCGGACTTGCCACACCACAGCTTTTCGATCACTGGCTTGATTCCACCGTTCCAGTCTTCGGCCTGAACTGCATCAACCGCCTTGTATGCGATCACGCCCATTGCGATGAAGAAGCAAACTAGAAGCAGGATCACGAAGCCGATGAAGAAAGAAACAAACCGCTGCATCCTGTTAAAGCTCTTGTCGAAGTCATTCCTCATCACGTAGCCTTCCTTTCTTTTCCATTCCATGGCTAATCTGATCCCAGTAGGTAGTTCGTTCCTCGCTTGTTATCCATAGTAACCAATGTCCGCGTTACCTCAAACACGCGCACCGGCCCGTCCTGTTCGTACTGTGCCGCATAGTGCATGGCCTCGCGCAGCGCGTCGTCTCGCGGCCCTCTGGTGCTGGCAACAACTTCGTCGCCCTGCCAAACCTCAAACTCAAACGAGAAACACCGCTCAGGTTCAGGTCTATACGACATCAAGAGCTTTGTTATCTCACTAGGGTTTTCTAAATCTTCTTCTGGTTTCATTTCAGCCTCCATAGTTGTTCGCCTCGGAAATCATGTCGTACCGAGAAACAAACCCTTGGTTGTCAGAGCACCCTCCATCAGCCAGCTTGGTAGCCAAAATATCGCTCAAAGCTTTTACCGTCCCCCACGGAAGGGACTCATACAGAGCGTCAGCGAGTATTGATGCTTGGTTTTCACAGCATTGCTGTGCTTCCGCTACAGAGCTAACCTTGGCAAGTTGATCCCGCACTTCAATGGTCAGGATGGGAGGTTGAGGACCCCCAACGCCAACCGCTCGGAAAAGGCTGATGCTACGTCTTTCGGTGACCATTTCGAGTCCTTTCGTTAGGTAGGAGCATCTTGTTCATTTTCCTGCCGGGGGCGGTACCACCGAGCGGCATGACCACACGCGAACTTGAAGTCTCTCGCAGCATGGCAGCGAGCTATCTCATTCTGATACCCTCTCGTGGAATCGAGAACCTCTGCTAACTGCGGTGCTGCACAGAGATATTCGGCTCCGCTCTGAATGGAATTCGCGCAATCTGCACACTTGATAGGTACCACCCCCATGGAAGTCCCCTTAGCCGGCTGACTGGTATGCGGGGTTAGGTGCATCAGGAGCCTTCTCAGGCACTTCCTTGCATTCCTCGACGGCGAGCTTGGCAAGGTTGGAGTCCGACTTGCACAGCAACTGAACGGACAGGTCGATCATCCTCACCGCCTTGACCGGCTCGTTCATGGCCTGATATGCCATTCCCGCCAAACGCAACTCGCAGAAGGTGCGCTGACTGGCAAAATTGAGCCCGAAGCCTCCGCCAGCAATGGCCGCTGTCAGACCCGTGTAGCCGTCGCAAGTGTTGGACGTGCTGACATAGGTGTTCGACAACGCAGGCACGTTGTTGATCTTCCCCCCGTTGTCCACCTTCCATTCAACCACCGAACCGTAGAGTCCAGAGGGGCTACCCGTACCATTGCCACCAGTACCGCCTCCGCCACCCGTACCGCCAGAGGGTCCAGTGCCTCCGCCATTGCCCCCATTGCCGGGGGTGGAGGGATCGCCCCCTCCGGTGCTCCGGCCCCCCGAGCGGGACCGCGCAGAACCTCCCTTGCCGCCCTTGCCTCCCTTGCCGCCAGTGGCCGACACGTTGATGTTGATGTCCCCAACGGCAGCCGTGGCCTTGGTGTCGCCGGTCTTCACGGACAGGGACTGGTCCCCACCCTTGACCACCGTCAGGTTGGTAGCACTGGCCCCGGAAGAACTTCCCGCCGTGGCAGTGGACTGGCCGGAAGGGGGCTGGCCGGAAGGGGGCTTGGGTGAATGATCCCCAGTGGCCAAAGCCGACAGGGAAAGGGCGGAAAAGATCGCTCCAAACAAAACTGACTTCATGTGACACCTCCGTTAAAGATGGATTTCTACCGCTGATGGTCCCCCAACTGCGACAGTTTGATTGCCCCATAACGCTGAGGCATAGCGTGACACTTATACTACCAGATTTTATAAAATTGTCAATATCCTCCTTTCCGGTCCTCCATAATCCGCCGATAGGCGTCATTCGCAATCCCACGAAGAATGGCCCCGATCTGTTTATCTCTATCGGCTAACTCTGGTCTTGGCTGGGCGGAGAACCTACTGGCCTCGGCTAGGAGGAAATCCCGCATTTCTGTTGCTCCGGCTACGAAATCATCAGACATCTCACTGCCCCCCCCATAGAAGAACTCCGATAATCCACGGGATACACGCCACGACCATCCCACTCCAAAAGTGGATGTAGTCCCCGTCGTGGTCAGTGCAGTTAATTGCAGGCTCGATCATGGCAATCTCCTATGACATATCTACTGCATCCCGAAGACCCTCATACTGCGGGAACCGGGGCTTACCCCCACGCTTTACGGGGGGCTTGAACTTGTACTTCGCCATAGACCCAAGAAACTTGCTCGGGTACGCTCCGACTTCGTTCTGCAACGCAACGGAGGGTATGAGCATGTTGAACACAAGTCCTGTTACCCTATCCATGACGGTGAAAGACCCGGGACGACCGGACCCAACACAGTTAGCCTTGACCGTGGCCTTGCGCTTGTAGCCCAACTCGTTCACCACGGACTCATTGTTATTCACTGTCCCCTCGTGAATCTCAAGAATTATTGCCTCCGAGCGAAGCCACCCGCAATACCGCAGGAAGCTCTGCTCCGCATCTGTCGACCGCCCTTGCTTGTACTGAGCACTTGGGTCCCGAAGAACAAGCCCCTCGTATCCGTCTGCCACAACCTCTTCCGAATACGCTTCAAGTTCCGCATCCGACTTGACAATCCTCCATGGGATGGCCTTCACCCTTTCTGGATGGCTGAAACCGCCAGATGCCAGAACCTTGTCCCGCATTCTCAGCCGAGTAAGGTACGGGGCAGTTGGGTGGTAGAGGTCAAAGACATACCAGCACACGTCGGGGGCCCCCGAAATGGAGCGCAGTGCTCCAGAGGTAATCGTGAACACGTCCTCGTGATTGAACTGACCAACCACGAGTTCCCCATCCAAGTTGCTGAATGCCGGCTGGTCAAACAGAAGGTTCGTGAACTCATTCGCCAGCCGCTTCAACGATCTCGCGTAGAGTCGTCCTTCTTGATTGATGCCCCGCACCCCGTTTAACTTCGGCAGAGCTACCAGTCCTCCGGGGCCATAGTTGAGCTTACCAAGGACCGCCTCTCCAGCAAGATGTGGCTTAAACATGCTCCCTCCCAAAATTGATTACCTGAATACCCCGTCCTATCGGCGGGGGAGTTAAAGACATGGACAATAGGTCCGTCATGGTATAGGGGTCCCCAAAAATCTGGGCTTGCAATCCGCGCAAGTAATCCCCCAGAACACGATACGCCAACACTGAGGGAGGGCGATCCAAAGCTTCTAGGGACAGCGCCGCCTCCTCCCGAATGTCAATAATAGCTGCCCGGGTGAAGTGGGAAGCAGGGATGGGTCCGATATGCCCTCCGGTGCCGAGAACAGACATACTCCACGCAAAATCTAACCCGGACTCAGCATACTCCCGCACTCGCTTGCGATACCACTTGGTTCTCTGCACCATACCCCACGCAGGATCGAGACCGTCATTTGACCTGCGCCCAACTTGCTCCAAAGCGTCTTCATCGGGAACCAAAACCCCCGGCAGAGTATCGGTTTCCACCTCTATGATGACAACCTTGTTCTGGCTAACGTCCTCTGATAGCTCAAGGGCATTCATACCAAATCCCATCGCATAAGCTATCGTCAGGTACACCGTGTCGGGGTTGGACTCAATGGAGTTTTTCCAGTTAGACGGCCCTGCATGTCCTCTGGGAACAAGGCCCTCGCTACGAATGCTCTCCCAGTATTCAAGGCTTGTACCGTGATAGGCCAACATTCTGCCCTCCGTGGCAAGGTGGTTTGGTAGTAGACAGCTATATACTACCAGATTTTCCTAGATTGTCAAATCATGTCCACGCAAATGTGCGTCTCGGATATGGTCGGACAGGCCCCGCACTTTCTTGCCGCAGATGTCGCATTGCACTTTCTGCTTAGGTGAGGTCCTCGGAATAAGCCGCTTGTTCTTGCTTTCCTTCAAAGCCCCCTTGATGCAGGGAGTGCACGTTCTCGGGAAGCCTAGACCGGGGCCAATATAGGCTCCACATGACTGGCACAACGTCCCGTCGATCATCATGTCCGCTATCTCACCCATCGCTGCCGCCCCCCTTTCAGTTCCGTAATCATGACGGAGGTTACACGAGCCCCACGCCGCTTTGCCTCTTGTATTTCTTGTTTATCCGGCCAGCCCAGACCAATACGCCATGCCTCCTCGGGAGACTCGAACTGAGTGTCGGCAAGGACGTGGCCCTGCTCGTTAATGAAGGCGTACCCCCGCCATGTCATATTCCCAAGGTCCGCTGGGGAGGACTTCAGAAAAGCGATAGCGGCATCCCACGCATGATGGCAGTTGGCCTCAGCCGCATCGTCGTCACTACCGACATGGCTGAACTTGCTCCACCACTCTTGGAATGCCTTTTCAGCAGAAACTGGCGCACTTGTGGGGGAAGGACCCCGCATCCACTCTGCATCCAGCCTCTTCTGCCGTCTGGTCCCGTAAGCAACATCTTCGTCATCTTGGATAACCATGTGATCCTCCATCCAATATAGGGTTAGTACCTATATACTACCAGAATTGTGGTCCTTGTCAAAGGATTTTGCCTTGCGGTGCGGGGCCCGTTCGGGGACCCCGAGGGCTTTAACACACATTGGGCATAGTCTCCTCCGAACACCACGAAAACGAGGAATCTGGACCCCTCGACGCTAAACAAAATAGTAGAGCACCGGATACATCTCCAGCTAGTTGTGTGGCCCATTATCCTCCCCTTGAGGGTATCCAATCCACCGCCATTCAATCCTCCCCCTACGAACCTTTGACTCATCCTTCCACCTAGACTCAACTACCCCTAGCTTTTCCCACGCACGCAATGTGGGCAGAGCACTGGCAATTTCGTGAAATCCTCGCAGCCGATTGACCTCATTTACCCGGGCAGTAATCTCGGAGGTAACCACCCACCCTGACCCCATGGCTAGCTTATACCTATTCAATGACTCAGCGTGTCTATTCCGGTTGCCGGTATTGGCCGGAAGAACGTCATGGAGGGACTTCCTATCTCCCCGCTTCAAACGATGTGCCTCGGGGATTCTGTCTGCGAGAGGGGTGATCTTGGTAAAGAGGTATCCCATCACGTCAAACCCAAATACCGGGGGCTCTGGAACATCGCTACTCATACCCGACTACCCCTTCAAACAGACAACTTGTTTCAGCGTGTGAACTACCTCAACCAGATCAGATTGAGCCCGCATCACATCATCAATCGGCTTGTACGCAGCAGGGGTTTCATCCAGAACCCCCGGGTCCTTGCGGCACGTTACCCCCCTAGTGGCCTCTATGTGGTCCTGCACCGTGAACTTCTTGGTGGCCTCCCCTCTGGACATAAGACGACCCGCCCCATGAGAACAGGAATTGAACGAATCCCGGTTACCCTTCCCGCGAACAATGAAGGACTTGGCTCCCATGCTGCCCGGAATAACGCCAAGCACCCCGGCCCCGGCATTGATCGCCCCTTTACGGGTAACGAGAACATTCTGGCCGAAATGATGCTCCCACGCCACGTAATTGTGGTGGCAGTTAATTGCCATTTCATCTACCGTGAAGGTCTTTTTGTCTCCGAAAAACAGGCGCATAGCCTCCAACGCCGCCTTAAGTATCCAGTTGCGGTTATCTTGGGCGTACATTTGAGCCCACTCCACAGCCGCAAGGTAGTCACGAAACAATGCAGACCCATGCGGGATGTACGCAAGATCAGCATCTGGAAGGTGAATAAACCACCGCTCCATATCCTTCTTTGCCAGTTCAATGAACATCTGCCCGATAGCGTTGCCGATACCCCTGCTGCCGGAATGGAGCATAACCCACACGCTCTGGGACTCGTCAAGACAGACCTCCAGAAAATGATTGCCCGTGCCGAGAGTCCCCAAGTGCCGTTCAATCCGTGGAACAGCCCGGGCAAGAAGGGGGTATTTTTCCAACACCCCGGCAAGCAGGGACCTATAGGCTGCGGCTGCTGCCCTGATGCGTTCGGGAGGATCACGCCATGCTCCGGCATCTTCCGGTCCCCCGTTGTCAGTCCTTCCATGAGGAACCGCTGCCCCCAACAGCCCGAGCAATGGGCTTAAATCATCCGGCAGATCACTCGCCACGAGGGATGTTTTGCAAGCCAGCATTCCACAACCGATGTCAACCCCAACCGCTGCCGGAATCACGGCTCCTTTGGTCGGGACGACTGACCCTACAGTAGCCCCTAGCCCCCAATGCACATCCGGCATCACCGCTATATGCTGATGGATGAAGGGCAGCCGCGCTAGCTTGAGGAGTTGCTCCCATGCCTTATTCTCTACCTGAATTCCCTTAACCCACGCCTTTACGGGAAACTTGTCCCCAACCACGTACATATACCCAGACATGAAACTCTCCTCTCAAGCGGTGATACTACAAGGACTATGGGCTTTCTCAAAATGTCCGGTACCCATACAGGCGGGATGCAACCAGTCCGAGGAGGGATCGACAAACGGCCCCACGGTATCCCCTTTAACGGGATGTCCCGCCAGCAACCCAAAAAACCCGTTAGCCCGGGCCTGCCTAACAACATAGCTCGTGTTAAACATTATCCCATGATACGTCACCGTGGAAGACATGGGTCCCTGTGGAAACACAGTATCAGCGATTCGTCCGTCTTCAAGAGCACACCATGCGTGAGCCATGATCGTCTCGTTCCCGCTAGCATCCATGATTCTCAACATGCCCTCACAGTAAATCAGGCCAAAGGTGATAGCCGCTCTCAAAGCAGACTCGAAACACTCCCCCATGGTACCGGGGGGTAAATCAATCCTGTACACCATCCTGCGGAAGACCACCCCATACTGGAACAACAGAGGCCCCATAAACTTCTCCCGCAGTCGTTCATACTTTTGGTTCGTCACGACAAGAACACGAGACCCAAGGAAAACCTCTTCAGTGGGGTACCCGTCCGGTGGGGGAAGAATGTTCATAGCTCGCACTCCCAGTATTCAGTTGTTCGTTTCACACGCACCAGTTTCGACTTCCTAAGCTCTTGCACATGGGAGGAGGTTGCATGAACAAGCTTCTCTGGCAGCGTGCAGTAGTGAACGCTCCCGGCAACCGCATCGCTGATGCTTGGCCCCCAAAAGAGGCTACCCCCTCCCCCGGGACCGCCTTGACTCTCGCTCTCACAGAAGTAGAGCCCCTCGTCATTCTTGGCAACTACGTACTCGTTCTCATGGATGCACACTAGCTCCCGATTTAACCCCATCTTTTTCTCCCTAAGCGTACTGGAACAGGAACCTCGTGTCGGTCAAGATAGTCCATAAGCTCTGGACACTCCTCTGGGCTCTCCGTGCCATTAACCACCTCACACTCATAACCACAATCGGCAAAACAAAACCTGCACGACTGGCAATCACCAGCGGCATTGCAATCGAAAAGTCTTCCACAAAGGCGATGCCAGAACACTTCCCACCCATCATACGATGGGGGAATGCGTAAGCAGGGCAGGAACACGTTAGCTCCCCCTTACGCCGCTTACGAAAGCGACGATGCCCCGGCTTCTGCCGCACGGCGAAGTGCCTCATGAATGTCAATTTTTCTTTGCAGGACAAGGGCCCGAATGTCACATAGCTGCTGGTTCAGGGTAACAAGACGATCCCCATCTTGGCAGATCATGCTTTTCCACACTTGGTTGGCCCGTCCCTTGGCTTTCTCCCCTCGGGAGGGCACAGCCTTTCCCGTCTTGATGACGAACGGTGACTTAGCAATGCAGTCCCGGAACAGGGAACCCCACTGGTTAGGGTTACTTGGGGGAGGCAGCCCCTTCGCAGTCATCCAGTGTTGCAAGTCGTCCCCGGTGAAGCTGGAAGTTTCCCGCAAAAACTCTGCCACCAATAACCGATACGCTTTGCTCCATGATCCTTCGGGCATCAGAATCCTCCCCACGGAGAGAGCAGGCCGATAACCCCGCATACCATGCAGGTCCAGAAGACCTTTTGATCTGGGGTGAGGTTTTTCAGTTTCTTCATGATACCTCCACAGTTGTCAGAATAAATTTTCATCAAGCTATCCGATGGACAATAACTTAGCTTGGCAGATATGATGGTAGAACTTCCCGTCAGGAGATACCCCAACGAGTACCCATTTTCTAACACCAAGCCCCGTGGGTACCCAGTAAGTCCCAGAGCGATACTCCATCCACGTTAGGCCGTCCACCCCACAAAGCGAACACGAGGTCTCCCTACGAGGAGGATTCGCCCTCACAAGGGCTAACCACTCTGACTGTGACAAGCCTTTAATGGTTTTTCCTTTGGGAAGAAGGAACAGGGTCTCCAAAGGGGTAGATTGGTCCTTTGTGAAGTACTCCCCTACTTTAGTCATTTGGCTCACCCACGATACTGCGCTTGATTCGCCACTGACCGCGCCTCATGCTGTGCCTCCATGCTGTTAGTCATCTCGTGGAGAACAGCCCGCACAAAGGTATGAAGCACGGCGTCAAAAAGGCGCTGCTCCCGTCCGCTCTCGACAATATCCACGTCCGAGGGCTGGTCCCAACTTCCGGGGGAGTACACCGCCTCTTCCAGCAGATACCCGTCCCCGTCCGGGGTGATGTACAACCACCCGTCTACCTCGATCACTGGCCCGTCGTCTCCCTCCAGCATCTTGTACTTGATGTGGGGAAACTTGGATGACGCGGCCTTGGCTAAGGCTTCAAGATGAGACATATCCGTGCTCATTTGTAGCTGACCTCATACCCACGGGACTTCATGTCGTCCAGAATTTGCCTCCAGTATTTCTTCATCTTGTTACGGGCAATGGCCAGTTGCTTCTCTGTCAGGAAGCCGGCCTTCTCGTAGAACTTGGCGCAGGACGTGAGGAAAGCCCCATCAGTTCCGGTGAATCCCACACCGTTGTGGGCAACCGTGTCTCCCACAACTTTCTCGGCTTCGGTCTGGTTCGCGTAAACGACCATCAAGGCCCGGGCCACAGCGACATCGCGGGTGGCAATCAATTGTTGGACATCAGCTTTCGTCCAGACTTTAGGTTCGGTCATTTCTGTCTCCCGCTCACAGGTTTTCGTACAGCTTGAGGTCGATGGGCTCCGCAACCTTTTTGGGATGGGGGGAAGTCAGGTTGAACTCAAGGTCCTTGGCCTGCACGACTGCCGTGAAGCCAAGCTTACGCAGGTGCTTGCAAGGCTTGCGCTCGCCACCCTTCTGGAAGACCCAAGCTGGGCAGGAGCAACGACCGTGCGTCAAATCCACCGTATAGGTACGGCTGGGATCGGATGATGACTTCACCTGCACCGTATCCCACCCATGTGGCGTACCTTTGCTGAAAAGCACCTTGTTCGTAACTGCATACTGTCTCATGTTGGGCCTCCATGCCGATATGTTCAGTACCACTACAACTATATACTACCATATTTTTGCAGATTGTCAAATAGTTTGTGCAGTTAATTGCACGTCCCAAAAGGCCGTAGAGGACATTTTTTTGGGTGGGTGGGGTCAAGGTATTACCCGGGGCACGAAAAGCTCGCCAGCAGCCGCGCTGATAGGCTGGCGGGTGGTTAGTGAAGGTCAGGGTTTCCGGTTGCGCCGACATCAAACTCGGATTCGTCCGCCAGCATGGAGAGAATATCTTTCTTGGAGCCTACTGCAAGAAAAATCCTGCAACCATCCACGGGGGGCATGAGGTCCCCGATAAATCCGCTCGACCCCGTATGAGCAAGCACAGCCAGCACAGCCTGAGTCATTTCCTGCTCCAGACGCAGAGTCTCGCGCAGATGCTCATGGCTTGGGAGGTCAGTATCATTTTGCATGACGTTTGTTCCTTTCCAGTTTCCGTTGACGCTTCTCTTCCGCTGCGCGAAGCATTCCATCGTCGTCACGCAAACGGTCAGCATGACGCATCACGTTCATCGCCGTGATACGCATGTCCGTGTAAGCTACCTTCCGCATGTGGGTCAAGACCTCGCCGGCCATGTGCCCTCCCACAACGACAGTTTTTGGCCTCCTTTTAGGTGAGTTTTTCATTCTTTAGCTCCAGTACCCCGAATGCAATCCGGCGCATATCGGCAAGGTGGGATTTCACTGCCCCGACCTCACCAAGGTTACCCTCCCCATTGGAGGGACGTATCCCGACCTCCCACAGAGAGTCCAAAAGACCCTGAGCTTCCGCTGGTGACAGAGTTAGCGTGGGCTCCCCACACATGGTATCTTGATCTATGGCCACCATTGCTGACGCCAAGTAACTGGTCGCTGGCAATCCAACGTACCCTGTTACCCTGATCCGACGAGTTCTGATGTCCTTGTCTGCCCACCACTGTACCTTCTCGTTCATATCAGCCTCCTAGTGCTGCCCGTAAAAATTGCCTTTCCCAGTTATCGTTCCTGCGACGGCGAAGGGCTTCTTCGGCGTCAAGCCCTTGTCTGTAGTCTGCTTCTATCTTTACCTTGAGATACTCGATAGCGCGAGTAACCTCCGGGGGCGGTTGAACAGGATATGCGCTCTCAAGGCGTTTGATCTCACCCAAAAACAAGGCCCTGTCAAACTCCACCTTCAAGCTTTTGGTCCTCCAACGCTTCCCACACCCGCAATGGAAGGATGTGAGCTTAACGATTCCCACCACCAACGCAACACCGGCCACGCTCGTCCCGCAGTTAGGGCAGTCCATAATGTCACCCCTATTCATGCTCAAGTTCTTTATAGGTGAGATAGCATACCTCTTGGTTTGAAACTCTTGGCACGTCCATCCGAACAAAATACAGGTCCTCAAGATGCGCCGTTGCTCGTTTTCCGGGTCCCGGAAGAAACGGGCATACCTTCTCTACAACCCCTACATCCCCATGCTTCCATCCCATAATGCTTGGGTTAGACGGTGCCTTTACCCGCACACGGGTCCCGGGGGTGAAATGAGGCCACGTCATCACTGGCAATGCAAAGTGTGGCTGGTATCCAGAAGAAATCCCCTGAGCAACAACGTCAGCTAGGGGGCGTCTTACCTCCCGCGTTCCTTTCCAGCGAATGACTATGGCCATGTTACGTCGTTGCGGCGGGAGCAACCTCCCACGCATGGAACATACACACGGCCCGAGTGAAAACCCGGGGCTTGTCCAACCTAACCTCCACGAGGCCCCACTTTCTCCCGTCACGGATAGCTTCTGGAACCGGCCCACGATACTGTAGGACAATCCCGGTGTCTCCCGGCTTCCACTCCTCAACCCATGAGTAGAGGGTATTGACTATCACTACCTTGTCCCCAGCAGAATACGACTGGTAGGTTTTTGTCAGGTCGGGTTTGGCCGGCGCTGGTTCTGGTGGGAGCAACCCCTGCTCAACCAGTATCTGCTTCTGGGTTGCAGACAGGTCGGCGCTGGGCTCTTTCTTGGTCCGAAAGATGATAGCCATAAGTTATCTCCCCGCCCCCAACAGCACAGAGTCTGGATTCTGCGGCTTGGGGGCAGTACGCTCCGAGTACCTCGGACAAGAGGTCCGCTTAAACGGAAACTGTTTCAGATTCGCCAAGGTTGGTCGGGCATCACACGACCGCTCATACCAAAAGATGTGGGGCATTTCCCAACTCTCGGTTTCCTTGTGGCAGTGGTAGTGGGCACACATACTGCAACGATTCATTTTCCGGCCCCCATCAAGCACTTGAGGAACAAGAAGGCGCAAACGAGAGCACCCCAGACTTTCCACTGCTCGTGCACAAATTCTGGTGGGGGCTCGAAGTTGGCCCCGTCGATAAATCCCGCAAGGTACAGCATCAGTGCCAAAAATAGCTTGTACATCTCAACCCCTCAGATATTCTGCATCGCGCCGCTCGACTTCTCTTCTCATGCGCAAAGCGAGGGCTCGGCGACGCTCGGCGCGCCGGATATACGGTTCCTTATCGCTTGCGGATTCCGCCATGCTATCCCATTGGCGTGCATCCCCGTTCAAGAGGTTCGCGCACAAAATCAAATCACTTGTTGTCATTTCAAACGCTGGCATCCCCATGCTCCTTCCCCGTATTGTCGATAAGCTCCTCCGGGATTTCAACTTCATCGCCAAGGCGAAAGGCGACTTCGCAGCGCATGGCTGCAATCAAAGGGGTAGGGCCGTAGCCGCTGTTCTCCGCTATAGAAGCGGCCCACGGCCCGAATTCCTCCTCCTCACCGAATAGGCCAACCTTTTGCAGGCATATCTCGTCTCGCTCGATGATCGGCCCGCCTTGAGACCAATCTATTGAGGGCTTCCATTCTTGGCTGTAGTAGTAGCGCCTATCATGGGCTACGTCGCTGTTGTTGAGGATGCGCGTCTTTTTGTTGTGCACCCATACCCGCTTCCGGTCAAATTCATCATGCCACCAACACTTAGCCACTGCCCAGTCAAGGGCTGCTCCTGTCAGTTCAGATGTTTTCCTCGCAACCATTCTCAATGGACGTTGATCCGGTCAAGGCGGTTCTCGATCTCGTACATCGCATCCTCATAGGGGAGGCACATCTGCTTGCACATCGCAAGAATGACGGGTCCGTTAGCCACGAAAACTTTGTTTCCATACAACGCATAGGTCTCGGGCTCCACCACAGAGACTTGAGACAGGGGAACTTGTTTCGCCCAACGCTCGACGGTATTCATTGACATTTTGCACCTCCATGTGCGGTATTAGACTCTATGACTTAATACTACCCGTTTCCAGAGAATTGTCAAATGTTTTCTTGAGGGCACACAGGAAGTTTTTCAGCACTGCCGTGGGTGTGACTCGACTAAGCTCTGAGGGGGATGACGTTTTGGGAGTGTACCCCCACAAAAGCCCTACCTCCTCGGAAGTAAGTCTGGAGACACGCAGAGTCTTCCCCTCTCCCTTCTCGCACATGAGGTACTTCTCTCCCCAGTCTGAGAGGGCCGGGGCCGGGGAATCGCTAGCGTTCAAGTACCCCCACAGAGAATACAGGCCCGGGTGCAAATTTCCCCTTGGCTTCGCGTTTGGAGCCATCTGCCGCACATGGGGCAAGATGTCCCGCATGACTTTAGGGGTCCCAGAAACTAACAATGGGCCCCATTCAAATTTAGATGCCACGAGGAACAGCCGGGAGCCAGTAACGGGGGTCCCCCACCACGGGAATTGTATATTGACCAGAAAGGGAGTCTGACAATCAAGGCACTCAGGACAAAAATTCATCAGGTCCAGAAGGTACCCTTTACCAAGCCCGTTAATGAGGGTATCCAGAGGCAGGTCTATCACCACCGTATGAACCACTGACGGCAGATCAACAAGCATGTCGAACGGGAACCCCAACGTAATGCTCGTTTCCTTGGTGAAATCATCCCCAAGCCCCGACTCGATCAGAGCCACCCCATCCGGGATTACGAGAGGATCACGTTGGCCATCATGCCGGAAGTAATGGAAGCCCCCCACTTCACCACCTGTACCCGCACTTGTCGCACTCATGAGTTGTCTCCACCGTTGGAATCAGAAGGGCCCCTGCTACACGAGGGGGTAGGTCAGCCATGAGCGCCTGCTGCTCGGAAAGCTCGAAACCAGTAAGGGATAGGTCTGCCCCTCCTTGAGATAGCTCACGCAGTTCCAGCCGCAACGCCGCAGAATCCCAGTCCCCTGTATTTACTTCGTTGTCGGCAACCCGCAAAAATTTTGCGTCCGTGGCTGATATGTCCCGGATTATCACCGGAACAACGTCTAGCCCAAGCTTGAGTGCGGCGAGGAGGCGTCCATGTCCCTTGATGATCACCAGTTTCTTATCGACAACAATCGGCTGGTCGAATCCAAGAACCTCGATCATCCTAGCCAGTTCTTCGATCTGTCGCTCTGGATGATGCTTTGGGTTGCGGAAGTACGGCTTCAGAGTCTTTGGGTCAAGGTACTCTATCTTCATGGCTTCTGCTCCCAAAAGGTGAAGTCACACTTAGGGCAGATAAGCATGGTTCCCTCAAGGGAGGGCCCCTTGGTCACCCCAGAAACTGAGACTTGTAACCCTGAATCACCGGGGGCGGGTTTCTCCTTGGCCGGCTTTAGGAAGTCGAAGATGACCTCAGCGCCTTCCCCGCCCTCCTTGACGAAATCTTCCAGTTCAGCCCGAACACCCTCGTGATCTATCAGGCCAAGCTCAAATACCCTGTTGTCCGCAATACGGGCAACTTGGCACTGCTCCGGGGTAAGGTCGTCTCGGATGATGACCGGGACCATCTTGAGGTTGCTGTACACCGCCGCCATGTACCGTCCATGGCCCTTGATGATCACGAAATCTGCATCTACGACGATAGGCTGGTCGAAATCGAAGCGTGCAAGGAGTTCAGCGATAGCAGCAACGTTCCTGCGGGAATGGGTCTTGACGTTCTGATGATACGGCTTGACAGACGTAGTGGGGAGGAACCGCACGGCGAACTTCACTGTCATTTCGACACCGTGCGCTTGGTAGGCACCCAACTTTTCGAGTACGGGACATTGGCGACATCCTTCTTCTTGAAGATGTCTTCCATGAGCAGGGTGTCGATTTCATGCTTGTCCGCTCCGATGCCTTCGGAAATGTCGGCAATAGAAACGCCAAGCTCATTGTGCAGTTGGGCCACAATCTCGTGCATCCTGATGGCCATGTGGTTGCCCTTGGCCCTGTTGATACGCACAGTCAGCATCATGCGCTCAGGAACAGTCAGGTGCATCACCACTACCGGAACAAGCCCCTGCGTCAAGGCCCACACCGCCTTGTCGGTCTTGCAGAGGGTGTACCGATGGTACCCGTCAATGATCTCAAACACCCGGGCTTCTTCCCCGGGGTCGTGTCCAACCAGAATCGGCTGAACCCACCCCTGCTTCAGCAAGCTGAACCGAAGGAGCTTGAGTTCAGGGGTCAGTACAACATTCGGGTTGTAGGAATTGGCCCGCAGGAGATTCACGTTCTCCCACTGGACTTTGGAGATTGGATGGTCTTCAAGATTAGCAAGATGCGTCATTGTCTGGCTGTCCTATTCGTAGGTTACTTCGGTCAGGGTCCCGTCAGAATGAAGAATGACCCCGGTCAGGGTTTTCCAGTCTTTCCCGAAGGTACCATAAATTATCGGGTCGGGAACCTCCCCGTCCGCCCCGAGAATTGTGGCCAGCTTTGGGCCCCCCTTGTATGCAGTTAATTGCACACCATCTAACCACGGGTTCCCGGACTTACAGTCCTCGACAAAGGGGATGTCCCCGAGCTTTCCAGCGATTGTGAAGAACTTTTGAAGGGACGGAATAACTGGGGCTTCCGCGAGAAGGGTTCCAGCGGCGACACGGTGCTTGAGTCGCTTGAAGCGATTGGGCAACTTGAACCTCATGTGCATCATGCCGTGACACACTGGACACATAGGCTTGCAGATTTCTAGGTAGCTCTCCCATGTGCTCCCGTACTCTTCGGCATGGTAGGTATTGGCGCTGTTTGGGCCATGCTCCCGGTTACACAAGTGGCAGTGCTTAGGGGCTGGAAGCTTATTCTGGCGCAGGAGGTCATAAAACTTGTTCCCCCGGACATCGCGGATTTTCCCTGCCCACCCGTTGTACATCGGTGACGCCATTTCTTTGCCCCTAACAAGTTGATGTTTTATTATACCAGATTTTGGTAACTTGTCAAAGTGATTTCACCATGTAGGCTGTGCCATTCTTTCCCACCTGCATGACCTTGAACCCATCACGAAGATACTGCCCCTTGGACATAGGGCCGGCATAGGTAGAGGCTTTGGACGCACCCGATTCGTCAGCGAGTTCAAGACGGCGCTTGGACAGCAAGGCGTACACTCCCTGCCGACGAAACTTTGCCAGAACTACGTCACTCTTGAATCTGAGGGTCCCATTCGGCAACGGCGCAAGGGCCACAACCCCGGCAAGCTCGCCACGAACCACACCAAAAATCCACTTGGTTCCGTGGGGGTTTCCCCATGACATCCCCGGCTCCCGCTTAAACTCCCGCAGCAAAGAACTGAGGGTTGCGTCATCGTACTCAACGACCCGGACTTCCACCGGGGTACCCTCGCTAGCGTGCTTGTTCAAAGTCAAAGTCCTCCTCAGACGGTGCTGCGACAAGAGGGGCATTCCCCCAAAATGAGCCACTGGAAATGGCCCGATAAACCCTGAGCACTGCCATGTGCCCGAGCGGAAGACCACGAGCCTCCCCGTCCTTCCGTGTCGCCATGGCCGAAGTCACGTATTGCACTGCATCATCCCGCAGTTCAGGGCCGACGTAGGTCTTGGCAAACTCCAAGCACCCCTCCATAGTCGGGGGGAACTTCCGCATCAAGGCGTCGTAATCCACGTCCTCCCCGTACCGGAAGGTGGTCTCGATTTCCGGCATGACCTCGATCAAGGACTGGTAAAACTCTGGCTCCATGGCCTTCATTCGATACAACTGTGATCTGGCCCTGTCATGGGTGACGGTGGAAACGCGAAGCTGAGAACCGGCCCACGCTTGCAGGTCATATACTGGGCAGTAGTCGATACCTGCATCGTAAAACCACTTGAAAACATCGGTCTCCGTCCAGTCGTAGATAGGCTTGGCCATCCACGTCTTCTTGGTGGTCCGTGAAATGTAGTTGTCAGCTACCTTGCACGTAACCCCCATGAACCTTTTCAGGGACTCGTCCGCCCTGACCCCAGTGAGAATTGCCACCCGCCCCTTGGGATTGAAGTATGCGAAGGTGGCTTCATCAAACGAGTATTCATCAAGCTGGCTGGTATCCGTGCCCAACGAACGAACCGCATAAGCCGGGGGTTGCCGGTGCCACTTACGGGACGGGTCCCAACAGGTAAATGGCAGGTACCTCCCCATGATGTACTTGCCCCCTTTCATAGGCACTGCCAGCCAATGCAGGTTGTACTTCCCGGAATCGTGGATCAGGGAGACGAAATCCACCACGGTGGTAGAGATCAACTCTTCGTCACGGAAGATGACATTGATCTTCTCCGTGATTCCTTGCTCACGGTACACCTCTTCAAGGAGGGTAAGAACTACCAGCGAATCCTTACCCCCCGAGAATGAGACCCACAGGGAGTCGAACTGGTCAATAAGGTATCTCAACCGATCCTTTGCGGCATCAAGGACGTTCTGCTCCAGATACCGTTTCTCCCTGAGCTTTTCCATCAGGTGGTCCTCATGGCATTGCGCTTGGTCCAGTAGTCCTTGTCTTCAAGGAATGCCGGCCTCCACGTATCCCCCTCCACGTAGTAGTTCATGGGCATCACCATCTTGACCCCAGAAGTAACCGCAAGCCCCGCGTGCTTCAGGTCCCTACCCCGCATGAGGAGGATATTCCCGCGCTTCGGATAAACAAGGGTCAGCTTCCCGTCATCGTTTCGGCGATATGCTGCCGTGGCCCCGCTGTCGGGATTGTCGTTCAGGTACAAAAGTACCGTAATCGGCTGAGTGTCGTAGTGGTACTCCTGCTGCCCCTCGTTGTCCCGATAGATCAGAGCCAGCACCGAGCTGTCAAAGTAGGGGGACTGAATGGCCTTCATGCCGGTGATCGCTTGGACCAACGGCAAAAGTGCATCGTACCACCCCCGCACAGTGGGAGCGAAGCGCAGGATGCCGGGGTAGTCATAGTAGTCATAGCGGGTGATCCCGCCAAACGTCAACGTATCCGGGTCTGCCGGGGCATCCACATCGACCCTGCCATTCGGTGTTCCGCACATCAAGGCAAGGAACACGTCCGCTACAGAGGCTTCCGGCAGGGCCCCCTCCAAAACCGTGAGGTAGTGATGCTGAAATTCTTTCCAGTGACGGTCGATGTCAATCATGATTGGTCTCCCTTGAGCAGAACAGTGTAGCCACGGCTATAGCCAACGTAGGAAGAGAAGGTCTCTTCCATCCAGTAGGCAAGGCCATTATCGTGCAACTGGAGCCCAACCTTGGCCGCAGCAACAAGGTGGTCCCCAAACGGAAGGGTAGTTCCCTCTTCTACCACTACCCCCTTCAAGGCCGACACAAGCACTGACTTGGCCGCACACTTCAGGTCCCCGGCTGCCAAATGTACCAAGGCCGTACCGTCAACCCATTTCTCCACGGAGATGGGGAAGAAGGGGTACAACTTGCAGTCCAGCGGCTTGTGGGTGGTGCAGGTGGAGGGATCGCGATGGCAGATGATCCCTTGCGGCCCATGGCCGTTATCCTTGATCACGGTCCAATCTTCCGTCGGGCCGTCCTTGAGGTACTGCACTTCACCGGGAAGAAGGCCGATCCAGTTGCCCCCACCGAACTGGCAGCAATGACAAGCCCCGGTCGGGATGTACATACCGCACATCTCCATCGTGCCGTCCCCCATGATCCCATGCAACTCAGACAGCAATTTCTGCTGCTTCTCACTCATGATTCGCTCCTTGATGTAACCCCCAACCAAAGGAAGGAGGTCTTCTTGCTGTCGGCGAGTGAGCCCATCCCACCCGTTCAGCATTCCGTAACACTGGGGGGCACCACATTGGCATGGAAGTCCCCCATCTGCCTGACGCTCGTCCAAGGTCATGTAATTGAACGTCAATTCATCCCCCGGATTAAGCGCCCTTAAAGCGTAACCGATTACAGTATTTCCTGCAACATCCAGACGAATTGAGGGGTCACAATGATGGTTCAGGTGCTTAATTATCGGGTCGTACAGGTG